TCCGGGCTTTTCCCCTCGAAGAGGGGGCTTTTCCCCTCGAAGAGGGGGGTTGACAAATCCGGGCGGGTGTGCTATAATGTATTGCATACATGGCTGGACATCCTTATGCCCCCTGACGGGGGAGGAACTGTCCCTACGACAACCCAACAGCAAGTACTCCCCCGGGAAGAAAAGGCACCTCGGCACGACACACGACTACCCCTCACCCGGGTACGTACTACGTCGGGCCAGGAAGGGGAAGAGTAGCCCGGAGCACCCCGCCCCGACGCCCCAATACCCCCAGGGTCTACTGCGCGCCCGCACACACACGAGACCCGTCCCCCGTCCCCCGTCCCCGCTTAACACCCGCTTCGCGGGGGAGGGCGTAACCCAAATGTCAATGCTTCTCACCATCGAACTCGTAGTCTTCGCCTTTGGCGTAGTTACCACTGGCGTCACCGCCATTGTCCAACTACTCAACAAGCTCAACACCATCCACGCCCTCGTGATGCAACTCCAAACTGAGATTGCCTACATCAAGGACCACCAGACCGAACAGCACGATGAAATTGTAGCCCTCCGTGAAGCGGTAAACAAACACTCATGACTTCTCCATCCCCCTCTGCTGTATCGACGAAGATCGAGCCTAGCGTGGGTGTCCCCCACTCGCCTCCGGGCGACCTAGCCAAACATAAGGCTCGCACCCGCTTTCTACCCACCCCCACACCTCCCCCTCCAGAATACGATGACCCCCAGGTCGAACCCGAACCAGAGGCCGAAACAGACACCTCAGCCTTCTACCTCTCCCTCCAGGGAGCCACGTTCCCTTCGCCTCCCCGCACCCTCACTCCTAGTCGAAAGCTCATCGCCCACATACGTTCCGCGTCTACGCGTTATGCCGTTGTACGGGACAGCCTTACATAGGCGCTTTCAAGCGTGGGACGAGCTACCGACGCTTCAGCGTCTTACCAGTCTTACTCCTCACCAGAAGCAGCTCTACATCGCGTACAAGAGGACACCCATCAGATGCAGACCACGCTACCTACACTACCACCCCGACGCACCCGTCTCTTCCGCCTATCGCGAACCCCTGGCTTCAATGCCTGGAAGAACCCAGTCCGACGCGTAGCTCGGCAAGCCTCCCATCTAGTCCCCACTCGTTGATTCCGTAAAGGAGTAAAATGCACGTATTCAAAGTCTTAGCCCACGAGGGCACCAGCTACGAGCTGGAAGCTCTACACCCAGCCACGGCCTACGATCTAACCATTTGCCTCCCTTCCCATCTGGATGAGGGGGGTTTACGTCTACAAGTTGATTTACAGCCTGCTGGTGGTGACACTATGAACCTACCTGTTGGGTCTACCATTCGTATCATCTTCTTGGAGGGGGGAGATGTTTGTCCCAGCCCTCCGCGCCCCCCGCAAAGCGGGGAAAGAAGCGAGGAAGTATTCACACACAAGAAACCCCTCTTCACCAACCAGGAGCTTTCTGAGTTGAAAGTCTATGGACCGTATGCGGAGGTGGCATAATGGGAGGGGGAGGAGGACGTACCATCGAGTACGTACAGGCACCAACATCTACACCTGCACCAGCGCGTACTCAGGCAGACGATGATTATTTAGCCCAGCAGCGTCAACAGATGGCTGACATGCAAAAGTCATACCAGTCAAACCTAGACGCCCTCAATAAGCAGTATGCACAGGCTCAGACACAATCTCAGTCAGTCTTACAGCAGCTTCAGCAGTCAGCTCTTGCTCAACAGCAGTTAGCTGCGCAGAACAGAGATGATATGAGAGCGGCCACTGACTCATCTAATCGTCAGCTTTCCATGCTTGCAGCTTCACGAGATCAAGCCGTTGGCCAAGCCTCTGAAGTTCGCAACCAACAGACCAACCAGGTCGGTTCAATGTTTGATCGTCTTTCCAGACGCCGAGCAGCCCGACGTACAACCTACTAGACCACCAACCACCGCGAGAACTAACCATGGCTAACCGACAAACTATCATCCTTACTGACAAGGCATCCACCAATCCAGTCGTGTCTGGTGCAGCATTAACGGGGGAGATGGCTAATCAGGCGTATCCTGAATCTGGTCATAAGCGTTTTACATTCAACTTGGTCCCCCTCCTCGGTACAGCCACCGCAGGTGCTACCCCTGCTGAACTGTTTATTGACGGTGTAGCTAACTTCCGCTTCCGAGCAGCAGACCAGTCTACTGTGTTTGTTAAGATCTTTGGATGCTACACGTCTTCTGTGGGGGCGAACGACACGGTGTTTGAAATCACCCTCGGTATGACTAATCGTGGAGGCACTGTTACCCTCTTGGCGAACAGCACCAATGTTAAGATGCCTAATGCATCTACTGCCACACTTGTGCCTTCCATTGTGGGGGGGAACTTGGTACTCACTGCCACGGGTGTTGCAGGTGATGCTAATGGGCGATGGGATGCTCGTTTGCTAATTAATGAAGTCACAGATTTGGGCTGAGGATAATCATACTCTGACCAAAGAATAAACAGGAGCTAGAATATGACTATTGACCACTTCTTCAACGATACAACATACGGTCGTAATGACTGTGCTGACTTTATGGGTATGAACCGACAAACGTTCTCTGCTCATTGTAAGAAAGCATATGGCGTGAAAGCCTATGAAGAGCGTTTCCCGTCACGTCCTCAAGTGACACCAGAGACTAAGCTGAAAATGCTGGAGCTGATTTCAAAGACTGACCTTAGCTATGCTGAAATTGGTCGCATGTTTGATGTGTCTCACACGCCCGTATCGAAGTTGGCTCGTACTATTCTAGCACCTGCTCAGATTGAAGCTCGTGAGCATCGAGTGCGGCTGAATGAAATACATAGCAGACACATCCCGTCTAAAAAATCCTATCTGTCATGTAAAGCACCCTCTTGGTTTAAGGGTACAGTCAGTGATCAAGGGTGGGCAAAGATTCATCATGTCAATTGGTGTGAAGCAAATGGAGAGACTTCGGTGCCAGATGGTTACGTTGTACATCATGTGGATCACGACCGTAAAAACAATCATCCCAGCAATTTGCAACTAATGCTTGACAGTGATCACAGGTCACATCATAGTAGTAACCAATAGACCCGGCAGGTTTCCGTCCTGTTTCCTGCCTTTCCTACTTTTTTACCACCCCTCTTGGAGTTACTCATGTCCCTTGCACCCTCAATCGAGATGAAGATTGCAGCCCTGTATGATTGCTGGGCCTTCATTGACATGATCGGCTACAAGGGGGGGACGGCTTCGTTAGACGAATGCCACTTTGATTACGTCTTGACTCTCCAGGCTCCACAGCTCTATGATCAGGGGATGCTTGTGGGGGATCTCTACGAGAGGTGGCGTCGTCTGACTGAATACAAGTGGGAGATTCCAACTGACTCACGCCTTCTCAAGTTCCCACGTGGGCATTTTAAGTCCTCTCTGGTCATTGCCTACATCATGTGGAGGGTCTATCGTAACCCCAACATCACCGTTCTTCACGCTACTAACATTCGTGAGCTATCTGAGTCATTCATTCGTGAGCTTAGGGCCTACTTCGAGGACGAAGAACTCCTTACCAATGTATGGAACCTGCGCCCCCACATACGTGGAAACATGATTCCTGACCTTGACCGGACCAACCGCAGGGCCTACAGTAGTGAAAATGAAGCAAAAGACCGCAAGGTGGTATGGTCTAACTTCCAACTTCAGATGGTTCGTAGCATTAAGTGCAAAGAACCTACCATCATGTCCACCTCTGCGAAGGGTAAATCCACTGGCAGTCACTATAATCTCGTCGTAATGGACGATATTGTGGACCTGGAGAACAGTGAGACAGAACCTAAGTGCAAAAAGATCAAGAGATGGGCTGCTGATATTGCTTCAGTCGTTACTCGCACCCCATCTACGCACCACATTGGTACGTTGCCGGACGGTACCAAGTTCTACGAGACGTTGAGGGGGGAGTATGTAGTGACCGGAACCCATTACTCACCTTTTGACTACTACGTTTTCATCGAAAATAGCGCAAAGGAGATCAAGTTTGCCATCCTAGACCGTAACATCTACGCGAACGGGGTGGATAACACAGATGGTTACCTCTGGAGGGGGTTCTCTGAAGAGTTAGAACTTCGTTTACGTGCTGAACTTGCAGATTCACCTGGCGTATTTGAGGCTCAGTACCTCAATCATGTCAATAACTCTGCAATGCAAATTCTCAGTACCGACTTGGTGACGTTTGTATCACGTGATGAACTCTTGAGGGGGAGGGAAGATGGTCAAGTCTCCTTCGCCAACCCAGAGACGGGTAAAATGGAACAACTCACCCCCATTATTACCATTGATCCAGCCGTATCCCTACGTCAGAGGGCAGATTACACAGCAATTGCAGTGGGGGGAGTGACTACTGCACGTAATCTTGCTGCTATTGACTTTTCTGTAGGGCATTACTCCCCTGAAAAGACTCTCGACGAGGTAGTTCGCTTAGTCCGTTTGTGGGGGGTACGGCAGATACAGTGTGAAGTGGTTGGTTTCCAGTCTCTTCTACGCAACATGCTACTCAAGCGCCTTGACAAGGAAGGTATCAGATGTGGTGTAGTACCTTACATGCCTAATAAGTGGGGTAAGAAGGAAAAACGCATTGAGATGTTCCTCTCCCCTTACTTCTCCCAAGGTAATGTAGTCTTTAGCACAAGTATTAAGAGAGACTCTATCGTGATGAACACTTTCAACTTCTTTGGGAGAGGTGGTAGAGATGACCCACCTGACGCCCTCGCCATTGTAGCTGAGATGTCACATGCTCCGAATGGTGTGGGGAAGAGTAACAAGAGGTACCTCACTGGTGGGGTGGAGAGGTCAAAATTTAACTCCATGTTTGGGGGGATATACTAATGGAACCAGCAATCAGAAAGCCTACCCCCCTCACCAAGAGAGGCAGTGCTACGACAGACGAACTAGCTACACACATATACTCCCGCTTCAAATCCCTCCGTACGAAGAGGCAAACTGTAGATACCAAGTGGGATATAATGTACGCAATGTATCGTGCCAGTGCAGCCGATATGACTGTCGTGCAGAAGGCATCATTCACTACAGGTTCCACACGCAACTGGAAGCATCGTGTCAATACAGGTAAAACCTTTGAGGTCGTCGAGACACTTATTGCTTACTTCAAGGGTGCAACCTTCCCCTCAGATGACTGGTTCGACACAGCAGGTTTGGAACCTAACCTGTCACAGGCAGCAATGCTAGTCAAGCAGCTTGCCAAGTTTAAGATGGAGGAGGTGCAAATACGTGACGTGTACGAAGAGTGGCTCCGTAATCTAGTAATCTTTGGCTGTTCTACTTTTCAGGTGGGGTGGGAGTCCTGTGTGGAGCAGGTAGTAGAGCGTGTATTTGATGATTTGGGTTTACCACAAGACACTATCAGGCTGCGAGACAAGGAGAAGTTAGTCATCAAAGCCATTACCCCCTACAATGTTTGGATTGATGGCTCAGGCTCAACGTTCGTCCGACTGGATATTAGTAAGGACCAGCTTTTCCATCTAGCTGAGACAGGCTATTATGATCTACATACTGAACTGATTGACACCTATGAGGAGGGGGGGAAGGATGACCCTCAGGTAGTAAAGGGAGGGTTCGATACCCAACCTGGTACCGAGATCATTGAGTACTACGGCCCCCTCCTCTATAAAGGAGCAAGCTACCAGTGTGTTCATGCTGTTTTCTTCGGTAACACTCTCATCCGTTTGGCTGACTCTGACTACTGGTGTGGGTCACCTTACATTACAGGCGTCATGATACCTGACAGAGACAGTGTATACGGCATGACAGTCCTAGACCCTTCCTCTGGAGCACTCCACACACTCAACGTACTTAACAATGCACGTCTTGACAACATTTCAGTCAGCATCGACAAGATGTTTACGTTGGTTGAAGATGGCATTCTTCGTAAGGAGGATGTCTACACGGAGCCTGGTAAGGTCTTCAGTGTTGCTCAGCATGGTAGTCTCCAGGCGATCGACCTTGGCCCACCAGCGTTCACCCTGGGATACCAAGAGGCCCAAGTACAGGAGTCAAGCGTTGACCGCAATTGCTCTACAGGTCCCCTCATTGGAGGGGGTCAACCTAGAGGAGGGGAGCGAGTTACTGCACAAGAGATCATTGCAGTTCAAGAGAGTGGGGGGAACAGGCTATCGTCTGTACATTCCCACATCGAGGACTCGGTGACAACCAAGCTGTTGTCCAAGGTCTTCAGCCTTATGCAGCAGTACGTGCTCACACCTCAGACAGTCAAAGTCTTCCTGCCAGAGGCAGATGAGTATGCCTTCTTCTCATTAGACCCTGAATTCCTGACATACCCTTACAGCTTCAAGCCAAGTGGAGCTGCCTACGTTGTTGAGAAGCAACGTCAAATAGGTGACCTCATGACCCTGTTTGACCTTGCGGGGAGGGTACCCCAGTTAGCTGAAAAGCTGGATTATGATCGTATTCTTCTTGAGGTCTTCAAGCAGATGCGTTTCATTAACCCATCCTCCTACCTCAAGTCAACCCCCCCTCCGCAGGCAGCCACAGCTCTACCCCTAGCTCCAGAACCACAGTTAGATGATGTGGGGGGAGCAGCCCTCCAACGTACCATCTCTGAAGATGGGGGAGCCTCACTCTTGGAGGGGGTGGGTATCGACACATCCGCAATGGATCCATCACAATTACAGTCAATATCACAACAGGCACTAGATTATGGAACCAACAACATTGAATCCGACGGAATCACCCCTCAAATCCCAAGTGGAGGAGCAATCCCAGCCTTCTGAGGTTGAGACAGAACAGGAGGGGGGAGAGTTAGACCTAGATGCCATCGTCTCGGAGCTAGATTCGTCAGAAGATGAGCCTGCCGCAGTCGAAGACCCCACCTCTAAGCCTGAGTTTGTCAAGCTTGCAGAGGACTTCAAGGCTGCAATGGGGGTGGACCTTAAGGAAGCTATCGACGCATTCAATGCTACCAAGCAAGAAATGCAGGCAATGCAGGCTCGTTTACAGGAGATGGAGGCACAAAGAACTCTACAAGAGCTGCAAGATGTATGGGATGTCACACCCAAAGAACTTGACCGTAGAGTTGATGCTGTAGTGGCAGTCTTTAATAAGATGTCAGACGCCCAAAAAGATAAGTACAATTCTTTGGAGGGGGTGCAACAAATCTGGGCCAGTATTGAGAGTAAGAAGTCTAAGGCAGCTCCCTCCTCTGGAGGGCAGAAGCCAGCAACAACTGTCAAACGATACAAGATGTCTGAGATTCGTGACATGATGCTCAACAATCCTACTCTGTACAATCAGAACCAGGCAATGCTTGAGCAGGCGTTCAAAGACGGTCTTGTTGATAGAGACCAGTAAACAATAATCCCTCGGAGACTTCCATGTCTAATGATCTAAATCTTGCAGGCCCACAGTTAAACACTACTCGTGGCCAACAATTTATCCCTGAGCTGTGGCTCCAGGAAATTCAGATGTTCCGCAAAGCGCGGATGCTGGACCTTTCCTTTGTCAAGTCCTGGACCAGTGAAGTCAAGAAGGGTGATACCTTCCACATTCCTCGGATGACCGAGCTGGCAATCGAAGACAAAGCTTCTGACACTTCAGTTGCCATCACTGCCAATAATGACACCGACTACGTAATTAGTGTAGACACGGATCGTACAGTAGCAGTTGCAATTGACATCCTCTTAGAGGCTCAATCGAGTTACGAACTCCGTAAGCCCTATATGGAGAGCATGGGTTACGCCCTTGCTAAGGATGTTACGGGTCAGATCTTGGGATTACGTGCAGCAGTTAACTCCAATGCCAACGCCTCTGTGTTCTCCTCCAGCAATGGCTTGGTAACGGGTAATGGTGCCCCCCTCACCTTAGCCTCCATCATTGCAGCTCGTCGCTTCCTCTACGAGAATGACGTGCAAGATGGCGATGACATTCCTGGTGGGGGGTTGTCTCTCCTCATCTCCCCGGCTCAAGAAGCTGCGATGATGCTCATTCCTCAGTTCATCAGCAAGGATTTCATCGACAATCGTCCTATGGCCAATGGTCAGATTGGTACCATCCTTGGAATGGATGTCATTCGTACCTCTTTGGTGGGGGCAAACAGTCTTACGGGTTGGCGTAACGGAGCCAACGGTGCTCCAGAACCTACTCCAGGGGTTACTGGTTCCCGCTATCTGCCCAAGCAGGATGCCTTCACATCTCTTCCTCTCGTGTTCACGGGCAATAGCCAACCTATCCACACGGCAATGCTAGTCCACTCAGAATGGGCAGGCTGTGTCTCTTGCATCTCGCCTAAGTTCACCCAGAGCTTCGAGAACCGTGAGCAAGCCAACCTCATCATTGGCCGCCAAGTTCTAGGTACCAAGTTGTACCGCCCTGGCCACGCAGCTCTCATCCACACCAATGGCTTAGCCCAATAGTCCCCGCCCCCCACCATGCCTACTTTACTTGATGCTTGCAATGAAGTCCTATTGATGGTGGGGGAGAGGGAAGTCTCCAATTTTACCACTCCGATAGGCAAGAAGGTACGTCTCGCTTATCGGCGTGCTCAGAGTTTTGTGGGGGTATTGCACGCGTGGAGGCATCTACGCTCGACAACTCAGGTCGTGCTCTCTTCTTGGGTAAACGACGTTGCAACACTCCCACCTTTCCTAACCGTTTACACAGCCTCTTACAATGGCTACGAGATTCGCTCCATCAACCCAGAGACTCTAAAGTACAAAGCCCGTGTTGCACCTGCAACTGGTGTACCTCAGTATTTCTCTGTGGTGGGGGAGGATCAGGTTCAACTATACCCCCAACCATCAGCCACAGATAAACCCCTCATTCGCTTCTCCCTCCTTCTTAAGCCCACCATAGCCTCTGCTCCCACAGATGTCCTCCAGGGTCCAGACATGTACAATGACTTGGTAACCCTCTACGCTCAGGTCATAATGCACCGTACGCATACCACAGACCTTAATGCCGCCGAGGCTACAGCTAGGGAGTTCGAGACTAGCATCCACATGTACCGTACGTCTGAAGTACTACAACCCATCTCTTACCTGTAACATAATGACACAAGAGACACAGCCTATCGTTTTCACTGGACTCTCTCTCTCCTCTGGAGGGGGGGAGCTTCCTCCTGGGGGGAGTGCTGTGTTTCACAACTGTGACATAGCAGCTGATGGCGATGTAATTCGAAGACCAGGTTCTAACTTTATCTCTACAATTGACACCAACGTACCAGGTTCTTCCTGGTCCCATGTACTCAAGACACGTAAAGGTCAAGAGTACCTAGTAACTGTGACTCAATCACGAATCACCATCCAACTCATTAATGAGTTCTTTGGTGCTGCTTTTAGTTCTGTCATAGTAGTTAAGCAGAATGTCTTCAAGCGTACACTAACGGACGTTAACTTCATACCTCTCTCAGCTCCATACGACAGACTCCTAATACTAACAGCCAATCATCCCCCCATTCAACTTTCCTTCCTTGAGCGTACACTTTCATTCACTTGTACGAATGCAGGTACTCAAACTCTCACCTCCCCCAGTGCCACCTCAGACAGTCCTATGTGGAGGGACAACACAGTCTCAGGTACTTTCCTTGCAGACCTACCTACACGATCATACTACTCTCTAGGTTCTAAGTCAGCAGGATTCAACATCACTGTACCGGGCCTTGGTATGGTGTTGAACGAGGTACGCGAATACACATTAATTCAGATCAGTTGGCAATGGTGGGCGGAAGCTCTTCTCTGGCAGGGGAAAGACTTCACGCAGAATACTATGCGCTACAGTGTTACAGCCATTGATCAGAACATTAAAATACCTACAGAACTGACAACAGACCTAGATCCACGATACTTAGAGTCTGCCTATAGAGGGATTCTGCTCTCTACCAGCAACAACTACATAACCAGCGGCATCATAGTACCATCCCCTGTACCAGCCAATCCTAATGATTGGTCACACGGTTCTGGTCAACGCTACATTTATGGCGCATCCATCCCCCTAGCTCACACCCCTTTCTTTGCCACATACCAAGGCATCGAAGCTGTAGGTACTCAGACTCCCATCACATTCTTCCGTACGCGTGAACTTCGCTTTAATGCCAATACGGGTCTTCTTGGTACAAATCTAGAGCTATTCGTAGACGGTGTGAAGAAGACCTTCAGGGGTAGTCCTAATGTAGCTCATGCTTACGGAGACTACCTCCTCTACAACGACACTTACACTACGCAGCGAAATATACAACTTCAGGCTGTAAACACTGGCAACGTCACAGGTATAGGCCCATTCGCTAACGGTCAAGTACTTACATATCAAGCCAACATTATCATTGTCAATAAGGAGAACAAGTGGCTAGGCATCAACGCCCAATCCGTCTACCAGTTAGATCTCCCTACTGGAGGGGGAACTCTTGACGGTACCTATGTACCAGCCTACGGTTATGGTACCTTTGCTGACTATTTGAGGGGGAGGTTTACACCTTTTGGTTGTCTCTACCGTGACCGCTTAGTTCTCCGTACAGCAGATGAGTCCATAGACCAACTCCTTCTCTCAGCCACCAGTGACACACTCACACCAGGCGAATTCTACACCTTCTTCCAGGTAACAGACGCACTCGAAGGTGTAGTAGATGACCCCTTTACGATCAACATCACAGCTAAGTCCAGAGAAAAGATCACTGCCCTCTTAGGTTGGCAACAATCCCTCTTCGTATTCACCTCTGTATCTACCTATGCTATCAATGGGGGGGAGATCTTTGGACCAGAGTCATTCACCACAGGATTAGTAGCCTCCTATGGTGCCTTCAATAACAGATGCGTTGTGGCTACCAACTTGACTATCCTCTTCTTTAACCGCTTTGGCCTATTTGACCTCCTCAATAAGAACAACACATCAGACTATGGATCCTTTGAACGGAGTGAACCTGTACGTCCCATCTTCCAGAATACAGTCATCCCCCCAACTAAAGACTCTCTACCATGGTTAGCCCTCAACGACACCAACAATAAGGTTTACGTCGGTCTACCTGTCTCAACTGACACCAGCTCATGTGAACGCATACTCTCACTCAATCTAGCTTGGAACTCATGGTCTACCATCAGTAGTTCTGCACCTTTCAACGCCTGCATAGCCACTCAGGTCTTCAACTGGACAATGTTAGTAGTCAAGAATGTTAACACCAATAACATTGAACTACTCCAGATGGATGCCACACACAACCTTGACTACGTTATAGATCTCAACGGAGCTTCTACCACTTCCCCCATCTCCTACCCTGTCAACCGTTACTACACCTCCACATCGTCCCTTGGTCTGGTAACCAATTCCTCTCCATCCCCTCCCCTTCTCCGAGAGTATAGCCTGTCCAACAAGAGTGACACTAGGTATTATAGCACGCCTAGCACCAATGTAACATTAGTGCCTCGTAACTATATGTTCGACCTACCAGACCTTCTCCCTCTTCTTGGTCCAGGGGGGGAGGGGACTGCTTCACCATTTGTAATGCACAACTCCTCAGAACCATTCCCACTCTACCCTCGTATCACTTCTACCTCATTCACCTCTACTACCTTCTCAGCCCCCACCTCCTTCACAGGAACCACACACTCAACAGCACACATACTAGG